TCATTAAATGGTCTCTTGTACCGATAACACTTTTCTTAGATAATCGAGGAAAACAGATTTGTGAAACGGATGAACCTGACCTGTGGCTGGCCGAAAACGGTTTTGCCGTCAAATCAAAATGGCGCGAAGGAAAAATTCTCTATGCAGAAATAGATGTTATTTCAACGGATTTAAAAAACTTCTACAGTTTTGAGGAGGTCACGCGTACTCAGCAGAAGGGCACTGAGGAGTGCTGGCGCACTTTTTTCTTGTTAAAGGCCGGTCAAGGTGAAACTCCCTCAAGTACAAATCAATGGAATGATTGCATCGATGAACTCTTTGTAGAACCGTTGACGACCATTCAAAAACGGTGTGTGCCTTAAGGCGAGACACATAATACTATTAGAATGAATTCGAACCGCTCAAAAACTCAGAAGCGTTCGGGTGCAACAGATTTGAGCGGTTCGACTTTCGCCGCAAATCTACATGCGAGCACAAATACATTCGTGAATTTCTTGAACCAAGAGGCGGATGACGCCTATAAGCGCCCATGGCATCGTCTTGAGCGTGGACTTCGTCTCAATCGTCTACGAAAGTTCGTCGACGAGGAGGCAGTACGTCTGACATTGACTGCCGTTGAAAAGACTGCTCTAGATGCGCAGATTATGAAGGCGAATGAAAAGAAATTGCTTAATAGCAAGAATGCTGTTATTTATGACCAGGATGAGCAGAAGATTAAAGAGATTAAGGGGCTTGTGATGCACCGTGGAGCTGATGGAAAAGTTATGTTCCAGGTTCTTGAAAAGAGAAATGCCGTTACGTTTCGTAGGAAGGCCGGACCTGCTGCGCCTGCGAGTGCTACAGAGACTAAGGAGGAAGCGACGGTCTAAGAATCAGCCGACTATAAATTTTAACGAGAACCACGCTCAAACAATGCAACAATATACGACGATGTTTGAATGTACAGGACAGTTTCTGAATGCAATCGAAGAGGTTCAACCTCCTCCATTGCATCCCACGCTTGGAGATACATGGTGGACAACCATGGAGCGGGAACTTGCAACACTGATGAAGGAGAGTGATGTGAGTGCTACATTTACTGAGCAGACCTATGAGGTTTTCGACTGTTTTAAAATTGGATATAAGTGTCTTTCAAATGCTCTTGTGAAGGTTGAATTTGATAGGCTGGCGCGGATTAGTGAACTACAGGCGAAGCCACAGAGTGTACAGCGTTCAGATGAGTGGTATCGTGAAACAGCAGAACTGCTCACCGCAAGTGAACTCTATAGTCTATTCGGTTCTCCCAGGGCTCGTGGACAACTTGTTATGGGTAAGGTGCCCCGCGAGGCACTTACACCAGGACCCGCGCCAAAGAAGTCCTGTATGACGGCTGAAATGACGCCATTTGATTGGGGTACGCGATTTGAACCGGTGGCAAAGCAGATTCTTGAAGAGAAATGGGGCGCCACTATTGTCGACCTCGGTCGCCTGAGGCATCCAACAATTGCGTCACTTGCGGCGTCACCCGATGGTCTTATTACCGCGACGGATCCTAAGCATCAGGCCCTTCTTGGAAATCTAGTGGAGATTAAATGCCCCTCATCGCGAATTGTGGGTGGCGGAGTTCCACCGAATTATTGGTATCAGATGCAACTCCAAATGGAGGTTGCCGAAGTGCCTGTCTGCCAATATTGTGAATTCACTTTCAAGTCTGCGACGGCAAAGGCTGCAATGGAGGAGGCACCACTTGGTGCAACAGAGGGTCTAATTTATCTTCTACAGAATCATGATACTCTTGAGACAAAATATGCATATGGTCCGATTGGAGATATGAAATGGAATCCACAGCCTGAGGCGCCGTGGCATGTCCTCGAACGTATTCCGTGGTTTCTAGAGAAGTCGTGGATTCATCCTGTATATCGTGATACAGCATGGTTCCAGTCGATTATTCCTCTACTTGATGAGTTCTGGCAAGATGTTAAGAAGGCTAGACAGGGCGAATTTCTCCTTCCTGAATCTTCCGTGAAGCGTAAGTCGGCAGTGTGTGCCATTACTGATTAGAGCATACTCGGCTTATAAAAATTATTTACGAGTTCATGCACAGGCGCCGAGCATGAATCGGGATTTTTGCGGCGATAATTGTTCGTCAACTGACTGTAATTTCCAGTGAGTTGTATCCGATTCGCAAAATCACTTTCATAGCACGCCTGTGCATTAAACGCCGTATTGGGCTGATCGTCCACGGCTGCATCCTCTAGAACACCTTGGAGTAGATGATACGGAATACGCGGATTCAGCATTGAATCAGCAGGCCCAGTCACGTACTTAATCGGCTTATCCCCTACAGGGGCAGGGGTCATATTCTGAAATCCACTCAGTTGTTCACGTTGCCTCACTTTTCCAGGTGAGTTGTACGTAATAATAAACAAAAAAAGACCAAGTATAATCGTTGAAAGGATCATTATATCTCTTTTCATTCCTCTCTCTACTAAGGCGTAGCATACTTGAGAGTATAGGCGCGGGCCTTTTCATCAAACTCCTGTCGATTTGACTTATAAATATGAGCAATTTCCGGTACAAGAGGGTCATTTGGATTTGCATCCGTAAGTAGGCTCAGAATACTTAGCAAGACCTTACTAACGGTAAGTGCAGGCGACCACTGATTCTTCAGAATATCAAGACAAATACCACCAGCAGAATTGATGTTGGGATGATAAATCTTCGTAAGAAAGGTTACGACCGGAGGCTTGAAAGGATAATCTACAGGGAATTGGATCTGCATCTTGAAATAACCTCCGGCATATGGACTATCAGCAGGACCAAAGATGGCACCGCTCCATTTGAAGAGGTCTTCTCCTGTAGGTCCTGCGCTACAGTTTGCGGGTGGGTCTTTAGTGAGATCATCCATTTCTTTCTTGATGCGACGGAGGGCCATGGCTGTATGTACTTTTGCTTACAAATAAAAGGCGTATCAAATTTTTCGGTGCCTTAGTAGAAACCATGAACTTCCTGAACCTCCTCGCCGAATTTCTCGGAACCTTCCTCCTCTTAATAAGTATCCTGGCCACAGGCAATGCGCTAGTCATCGGTCTGACGCTCGCCCTCATCATCTTCTGCATCGGCGCCCTCAGCGGCGGCCATGTGAACCCCGCGGTCTCCCTCGCCATGTTCGTAAATGGCGCACTGTCTGCGAGCGAACTGGCCGGCTATGTCGTCTCCCAGGCTCTTGGTGGCGTGGCGGCGGTGTATGTGTTCCGTGCCCTTGCGTAAGCATGCGAAGGATAGTAGTGATTTCAATTAAAAAGACTTTTTGAAAAAGAGATTCTTCTTCAAAAAGTTTCTTTATTGACTAACGGCAACGAGCAACCGCATAGACCGCGGCAGCGCATAAAAGTCCTACCATAACCAATCCCTCCATATCCAGTCCACTCAAGAATCCCTCTCTTGTTGCAGGTTTCTTACAATCTCCTCCAGGATGATTTTTCACAGACGATCCATCAGGGCAGAAAATCTTCGGTGCCGCATTAAATTCAGATTGACTCAAAAATATCGGAGAGCCCTTTGCATTCACATCCTGAACCCACTGGGTCTGCATAGGTTGGCCACTGCTGCGATCGATCGCTCCAACAATCCAAGGAGTTCCATCTGAGGCCGCCGTTTTTCCCTGCGTATCTCCTACAGGCATAGTGACCTTCCTACATTTCGGATATCCACTGCCGAGAATTGCATTCATCACCGGCACCGGATTCAGAGCATCCTTCGCATCCTCCATCATACCTGGAGCAAGTCCGCGAAGTCCTGGAAGTCCTGCAGAGGCCAGCCCCGCTTTTACTTTGGGTCCAAGAGCATCGCCTGTTGGAACTCCATTTACATAATACCACATATCGGCACCATTATCGCATTGAAGTCCCGTCTTAATAAAATAATTTACACCGAGGGGTCTCAGACCACCCATTCCACTTGTTAGACTACTACTGCTCTGGCCAAACCCAATCATATCTGTATAAAAGGCAGCGCCCTTCACGGCCCCAATTACATCCTCCATATTATTGCCACGACGAACACCCACGGCTCCAGGAAGAGGCAATTCATCAGCAAAATCATAGGCAGGCCCGGTAAACCCGGGCGTATTTGTATTGATTTGTCCTGTGGGGAGAATTGACATATCCCTCCTCTGCTATTCTACAAGTAAAAGAATACCGATGCCAAAGATACAACATGATATACCTACAAGTTTCAAATAGGTCAATTTCTCATCAAAAAAGACATATCCAATTGAAAACATTAAAAATGTACTGAAGACATTCCAGATAAAGTTTACCATACCGACTCCTTGCCACTCAAGTGCCTTTGAAAGAAGAGGCACAACAGCACAGGCAAAAATAGCCGCCGCATAGAGTATATTCCATTTTCCTCCAATCCGCATAAGAGTCAGTGCGCCTGCTTCAACTACACTCGAAAGCAAAATCCAAGGCATCGCACTTAAAAGGGCCGTGTCCAGTGGTGTCATTAAATTTGATTGCGTTTTTCTTTCTGAAATTTAATCTTAAGAACACTCCAAATGGATTCACTCTTTCCAGGTCGAGTTCACCACAAGCCAGTTCCAGAATTTGCCTGGAAATGGGGGGATACGGATGATGAATTTAGCAAATCTATAAAATCAGTTTGCCCATGTGCAACATCTGAGGACACAATTATTCATGAAGATCTAAATGTATGTACCCTTTGTGGTGATGTTAAAAACAGAAGTATTGAGTCAGGCGCTGAGTATCGCTTCTTCGGGCACGATGACCGAAGCAGCAACGATCCGTGTCGTGTAGGAGCACCGACCGATTTCCGTTTTCCATCTTCATCACTCGGAACTATTATTCTTACAAAAAGTTCCGGCGGTCCGAGCACGGCTCGCGCAGCCATGGCCCGTATCCGTCGCTATCACACCTGGAATATGCTTCCCTACAGAGAACGTGCTCTTCTTCAGGTCTATGAAATGCTTGCACTCGCCGCAACCAATCACGGCCTTGACCAGAGTGTCATTGATAATGCAAAGGACCTCTATGTACAACTCGTTGAACACTGTGACAAGCGTGGTCTTTCACGCACAAGTGTCATTGCTAGTTGCATGTATGCTTCGCTGAAGAAGGTTGGACAACCCCGAAAGCCCAAGGAGGTGGCGGATATGTTCCATCTGACTACAGGCCAATTCACCAAGTCATTCAAGTATTTCCAGGAGGTGCTTGCCATTGCTCAGCAGCGTGGACTCATCCAGGAGACGTCTACACCATCTAATTTGGAAAGCACCCGGGCTCGGGACTATATTCACTACCCGCTCAGTCAACTTGCAATTCCTCGTAATAAGTTCGAGGAGGTCTCCGCGATTGCAACGACTCTCTGCGACTACATCGAAGATAATGAACTCAGCCCTGAAAATATGCCGCCGTCACTTGGTGCTGGTGTCATTGGCTTTCTCCTTCAGCGTCGCGGCCTCACCGAGGTGAGTTATGAACGCATTGCGGCAGTCTGTGGAGTGAGTGAAGGTACACTACAGAAGTGTCTACGCCGCCTTGAAACCCATAAGAAGCGTCTTGAAACTTTAATTCCAAAGTCAGTCTAGAATGGGAGCGGGTCAATCAATCCCAACGGGAATGCCTTCAAGGGAGGCACTAAAAAGTAAAACAGCACCAACACAGGCCGTTATTAATAGTCTTTTTATCTGGATGTTGAACAACACAGATATTCAGGACCTTCTAAAACTTGCCGACCAGCGCAGATGCAAAGACTATATTTTCTTCACAAAACGCGCCCTTGAAAAGTTCTTTTTTGAACTGCAACTTGAACCGAAACTGGGAAATCAAGATGTTCTCTATTTTGATTCAGTGAAACGGCTCACTTTCTCAGACGAAGAGTCTCTCAAAGGCCGTACTGATCTGAAGCAGTATCGCGATAGCCTCTGTCTTCAAATCGCCTTTTTCTATGTTCGCATCATCCAGATTTTTGGTGCCCTTGCACTTACTGTCATTGATTCTCTTCCCGATGCTGAGCAGCAGACTGCAGATTTTCGCGCGGCCATTCAAGCAAACCCCATGGGCCGTCGTGCTCCACCACCTGGATTTATTGGTGGCCAACAAGGAGGTGTGGCTACAGAAGAAGATCGTTCAGAACTCGGTGAATTTTACACGGTTGCAAAGAACTATTTTACGGCCATTCCCGCCACCAATCTATATGTAATCTCTTCGAGAAGTTCTGCAGCAATCCCTCGCGACCCATCCACTACGGTTGGTACGCTGCTCTTTGACCCTAATAAGAATAAAAATGTACTCTACCGTCCCCGCGCTGATATTTTAGTGGAGGCGAGTGTTTCCATTAAGAATCTTCGCACAGGAGAATCATACACTCTTCAGATTGATGATATAACTGTCAATGGAAGTCGTAAAGATACTACCTACAATCTCGGCTTCAAAATAACACGAGGAGGAGACTATCTGTATAATACTACAAACTTCGCAACTACAATTGCCACGGTAATGGGGAATGCGGCGCGCGGTCGTGTAAGTGAGGCACAGCCAGATCAACAGCGTCGGCGTACAGAAGGCTCATCTGATGATGCTGGTGTTGTCCAAGGTCTCTCATACACGGGTATCTTCAAGTATCTCAAGGAGAAGCCGAAGGCGTACTGTGTAGCCCGCGCCATTCAACTGCTGAGTCCTACTCTCATTGATTCAATGCGCAAAGATACGCCACTCAAAAGCAGTGTCTGTTTCTATTCACCGATGCCTGGAATTCCTGATACGGTGCCCAACTATGGACAAGTGATTACCAAACACTCTCCAGGACTCCGTGCTCTCAATCAACTCTTCTTTGATATGGTCCAGGGAAATCTACCCAAGATTAGCGAGGAGGTGAAGCCGAAATACAAGAAATTTACGGAACTCATGCAGGTTATTTTTGCCCCGCCGCCGCCGTCTCGTGATGCACCAGATCAATTGGATAAGGTAATTAGCAAACCGTTCTACCAATGCGAAACCCCTGAGGTGAAGGATAAGGAGATTTTTGTAAAAAATGCAGAGGCGATTCGTAAGGTGCGACAAAGTATTGCGGCGCTCTTATCCTATCAAATCAACCACACTGCGGCAGTCATGCAATTTCTTCCAAAACTCTTTGTTCTCGATAAAGCTGGACAAATCAAGGGAATTCAGCCGAGTGTCATGAAAGGTGGAATTCCGCGAGTGAATCAACTGGCAGATGAGGCGCGCAACATGCTTTCAGAATATTACAAATTCTGCGAGGGCACCTATCGTCTTGGAGCCCTTGAAATTCTCAAGGCGCCTGGAAATGTGGCTATGGCACGCCCTAGAAGTTCTTAAATATTTTATTCAAGTAGATTATCAGATTGTTTTACTATTCCATTAATGCTATAATGAAGTTTTAATTCTGTAAAAATCTTAGACACATGCTTATTACCATATCGTATACGAAAAATAACCTGTTTTGTTGTAATTTCAATAATTACAACTTCATCTAACATATTTGATAAAGGTGTAATATAAAAGGATACATGTGGGCAGATTGTATAGGTATTTTTAAATGGTATAGTAATATCTATGTAAAAATCATTATTATTTAATCTAAACTCCCAGAGTTTTGATTCAAGACATTTACGAATCTCTTTTGTTAATACAAAAGGTGTTCCATTATTTGTCATACAATATTTTTCAAAAGTATCAGGATCTATAGGAATATACTCTGTACCAAAGCCTTTTCCTTGAAGACGTAAGTATGCTGAAAGTTCATCAGTAGGATTTCGTAAGGCATATTGATACATTTTAATATTATTTGGACCCATATTAGATGCTACCACAAATCTAAATGTATCTAGTTCATCAAGAGAATATTCACCAAATTCCTGCGAAGATGTACAATAATGTATATCAGCCTTCACTGAACCAGAACCTTTCACATCTTTTTGAAACTGTCTTAACTCTGCTACATCATTTTCAAGTTTTGCAATTGTCTGCTTGAATCTCTCCATTACTTATATATATATGTAGAATCTGTTTAAATATATCTGATAGAGTGGTCTTAGTTTAGACCCGTATAGATATTAAATGAGCATAATAGGATGATAGTTTATATTACTGGTGCTTCCGGTTCAGGAAAAACAACACTTTTAAAGAGTTTATCAGTTAAAGGGTATGATTTAGATGATATTTACGAAAATAATTGGAAAAAACATAAAAATATTGATACCGTTCAAAAGGGTGTAATAAAAGATATTAATATACTATTATCTAAGCATAAAAATATTGTATTTGTTGGACTTCAGGGAAAAGATAATTTACCATTCACACCTGATGTAGTATATATCCTTATAAGAAAAGACTATGAACAATATTATAGGAGTAAATTGGTAAGAGATTTGAATCTCTTATGTAAATATAAAACTGATTTTGAAGAGGTATTAAAAAAAGAGCCTTTTGATGAATTTAGAAATCATTTTTGGTCAAATGATATAGTTAATATGAAATCATTTGATGAATTCAAAAAATATGTAGAAAAAATGAATAATAGCATTAAAAAGGATTTTCCTACTGCAGAAATTTTAACGGCATCTGAAATAATAAAAAAATTAGTAAAAACGCTCTAAAAGTCTAAAACCAAAACCACGGCCGCACAGTAAAAAATTGCCGAGGATTCAGATTATAGATATAATAATAATACGGTGCATCTGCCTGCCAACCCTTTTTCTTATCATGTGGAAATGTGCTGTCCATAAGTAGTATCTTATAGCCAGTACAATCAAGAATTGTCTCCATTGCAACGGTTATTTCGTCTTTTGTAGGGTTACCAACTGACCAATAGGAGAGAACTTCACCCATGCGCCGATCTGTGCCCTTTTCTACAGAAAATGTATCTGTAATTGCCAGAAAAAAAGTATAGTTTTCCGAGGTGTACTTGAAAAGTTTTGTATCACCTGATGGTTGATTCATATAAGTAGCAATCATAACGGAATGAACTTGTTCTTGAATCACATTCTTCTGTAGCCAGT